TGACAGTGCTCAGGTGCTGACTGGTCTGTAATCTGACTGCCCCAGGGATGGGGCTTTTCAACAGGAGAATATCATGTCTGAAGAAAAAGCAGATTTTTTACAGGAAGAACCACAGAAGCAAACACGCACTGCGTCAAAGAAGAAAGGCCGCACCATCAAGAACTTGCGCTCTGGTGATATAAACCTACGTGGTGTGCTTTTCATCCGCGCCGGTGGTGAGGCTGAGCTGACTGAATCTCACCTGAAAAACAAAGTGCTGATGCAGCGTATTGAAAACGGCATCAAAGCCGGTCAGCTGAAGGAAGTGTAACAATGGCACTGATTGACGATTTCAAAGCGCGCTTTCCTGAGTTCGACACTGCTGTCGTTGATCAGTACCTCCCCATTTTTGAAGACGTGTGGCCGTGCTACTACGGTCAGGCGTATGAAGCCTGCAACAAAGAGATTATCCTGAATCTGAATGCGCACCTACTGGTGCTGCAACAGTCACCAGGGGCCGCACCTGTCAAGGAGCAGAGTAGTCGTTCAGTCGGTAGCGTGTCTGTGTCGTTTGAGTCCCGATCCAGCGCCAGCAACCTGAGCGACTTCTTTGGCTCCACCAAATATGGTCAGATGTTCCTCATGCTGACCAGCACCCGGCGAAGAGCTTATTTCGTATGACCCGCTATTAAGCGGGTTTTTCATTTGCGTTAGTCGCGTATCATGCTTACAATGAATTTGCGTTATCAATGTAAGGGTGGAACGATGGACATACCATTTAAACACATGGATAGTCGGACAGGTCAGTGTCGTGAGTTAAGACAAAGAGCGTACGCCGTACTCGGTGGTGAGGTTCAGTATCGCGAAAGTCAATACTTAATACGGTCATTGGCGCAGCGTGTAGTTATGATTGAGGAAATGATAAGTCGTCTTGAATCCGAAAATACCAACGGGCAAAAAGACGGCGTGATTATTCAAGCAAATAACACACTTCTTGGTTTCTATAAAATATTGGACTCTGAAAAATGACAAACATAGTACCTTCAGACGGCACAATTGCAGTAGAGGTTATTGTAACCCGTGGTAATCAACAGCGGAGGGAAAAATTCCCTGTAATTGCATGGTTAATTTTACCAGTTGTTGCAGGCTCGTGTGAAATGATTAGCATGTTCATAACCCCATTCGGCACCCGGGATGAAGTCTTAGAGATGATGGAAGGTCACGGTGATATACGGGCCGGTGATCAAATCACTATTCGCTACATTCACAACCCCGGTGAAGATCGTATACCAATTAACATGCCGTACAATGTAACAGATTAGCCCTAAGAACCCGCTTCACGGCGGGTTTTTTTTCGTCTACACTTGACACGGTGAATAATTGAGTAGATGAGATGACCCCCGAGCAGACCCTGAGACAGACTGAGCACTACCTGGAACAACTGGAGCAGGCAGTCAAGCAGTCGGTTAAGGTGGGTCTGCCGGCGGACAAGGTGGGTGGTGAAATCTACGGTGATGGTCAAACCATAATGTCAGTGGGTGCCATGCACGAATACGGCACCAGTAAAATGCCTGCTCGATCATTTCTGCGGTTACCCTTCGATCTCAAGCGTGATGAGATCAACAAGACGATCAACAATCAATTCAAGGCAGTGCTGGAAGGCAACCGGGATGCGTCTGACGCGCTTGAGATCATCGGCGTGAAGGCGGTCAACGTGAGCCGTGAGGCATTCCGCTCCAACGGTTTTGGTCAGTGGGCACCACTGGCACCCAGTACCCGCGCAATCAAGCAGCGCGAAGGGAAGCAGACGCCGTTGATCTGGTCTGGCATACTGCGGAATTCAATTACATGGAGTATCGAGTAATGCTGCCTGATGTTGCTGACGCGCTGGTAGGCTGGAAACTGCCGATCATGCTTAAGACCGTCACCAAAACCACCGTTGATTTTGAACCGGTGGAAACCGTTACCGCTGAGCAGATTCATGCCGTGATCCAGCCGACTCAGAAGACACGCCTCAATGCGGACACGCTGGACTGGTCACAGACTCACATTACCTTGCACACTACTGACCTGCTGCAGATCGGGCAAGTGGCGGAGTTCCAGAATGCCGACTATGAGATTGTGGAAGTGGCCGACTTCACCATGTACGGCTACTGTGAGTCGGTGGCTCAGGCCACAAACCGTCCGTTACTGGTGACCACATGAATGATCAACTCAAGGCAACAGCCCGTGTGATCCGCGATCTGTTACAGCATCCTGAAGCACTGATGACATTCGGGCGCATTGGGGATGATCGTGAATTCTTCGAGCAGGATTACATCGTGCTGGACAGTCTGGCACCAGCGCAGCCGATGAGTCACGGTGAGCGATACGATGGCACTGCGGAAGTGATGACCTATTCAGGTCGAGTGCGTCAACCGGTAACTGTGGATTTTTTCGGCTTGAATGCATACACTAACGCAAGCAAGTTGCAACTTTTGCTGAGGTCTGATAAAGCACTTGATCTGCAGGAGCAGTACGGCATCACGGTGCACGGTGCGACTCAGATCACAGACGTGAAGGTTCTCACGGGACAGCAGTACGGCAACCGTGTGCAGCTTGAATTGGTTATCCACTACAGCCCGTCTATCAACGTCGATATTCTGCGTATTGATGAGGCGGTTATTGAAACAACAGTGAATTGAGGGTCTATCAATGACTGCCAGCATTACCAACGTGGTGAATGTCGCCCTGATCCCAGAGGGACAGGCTGCAGCACGTGACAACATGAATGTTGTCGCCATCATGACATCTGAGCAAGGCGTCCTGTCCAGTGCGGAGCGTTACCGCACGTACCGCAACGCACAGAGCGTAGAAGCGGACTGGGGTACGTCCAGTGCAGTGTCTGAATACGCATCGGTGTTCTTCTCCACCCGTCCCAATGCCGTGAATTTCTCCGGCTCACTGGTGATCGGTTACCACCGTGCCATGCAGGAAACCATCGCTGCAACGTCAGCCAAACTGACAGGCCTGCAGCTTTCCGAGCCTGCTGTCATGCAAACCCTGCAGACCATTGCAGACGGGTCATTCACCATTGAGGTTGATGGTCTGGAGCAGGTTGTCACAGGTCTTGATCTGCGCGTTACCACTGACTTTGATGAAGTGGCTGCACTGATCGATGCGCAGGTGACAGATGCCACTGTTGAGCATGTGAACGGTCGCTTCATCATCACTGCTGACAGTACCGGCAGCGCGTCTGTTCTGACATTCCTGAGTGAGCACACGTCCGGCACCTTCATCGGCAACATTCTGGCGCTGTCGGATGGTTCCGGTGCTTCGCTGGTGATTGGTCTGGATGCTGCTACGCTTGATCCTGAAACCAAACTGGAAGCCCTGAGCGCAGTGAAGGCGCTGGTCAATTACAAGGGCGTCTGCTTCATTGATCGCATGCTGGACAATGAGGTTGAAGGGATTGCGACATGGGCGGGTGCCAATGCGGTGCTGGTCTACAACGTATTCAGTGGCGCTGACTATCTGGAAGTCGATACCACTAACCCTGTGTGGCAGAACCGTCTGTCCAGCCTGTCCAACTTCCGCAGCCTGTACAGCAAGGCCGGTAACCGCAAACTGGCAGCTACCTACATGGCGCGAACCCACACGGTGAATTTCAACGCTGAGAACAGCGCGATCACCATGAACCTCAAGACGCTGGCTGTCCCGGCTGAAGAGTACAGTCAGACCGAGATCGACAAAGCCTACCGTGTGGGTCTGGACATCTACACCACCATCAAAGACGTACCGGTGGTGCTGACCAGCCCGGCCAATGACTTTGTGGATAACGTCTACAACCTGACCGCGTTCGTTGATGCTGTTCAGACTGACATGTTCAACCTGCTGAAACTGACCGGCACCAAGATTCCGCAGACCCGCAAGGGTGTTGCGCAACTGGTTGACCAGGGTGAAAAAACTACTCGTGGTTTCGTCCGTGCAGGTGTGTTCGCCCCGGGTACATGGTCAAGCCCGGACAGCTTCGGTGATATCGATGTGTTCAACCGTAACATCGAAGAAAACGGTTTCTACTGGCTGGCCGGCAGCTTGGCTGATCAACCGCAGTCTGACCGTCAGGAGCGCAAATCACCGGTGCTGCAGGCGGCTGTTAAGAACGCTGGCGCGATCCACAAGGTGGACGTGATCATCAACTTCAATCTGTAAGGGCTGACCAATGAGCGTAATCACACTCGCAGCAGATAGCACAACGCTGATCCTCAATGGTACAGCGATCACCAACTTTGCCGAGGGTGACTTCATCACCCTGGCACCGGTCAACGCACTGACGGCGCATGTCAACAGTGCCACCGGTGGCGTGAACATCAACAAGCGCATGGATCATGGTGTGCGTGATCTCACCTTCCGAGTGCAGAAGTACAGCGCAGACGATGTGTTCATGACGCAGCAGATGAACGCAGCAACCCCCGTGGTGTTCGCTGGTTCCGTCAAGGAAGCGTTCAACCGCGATGGTGCCGACTTCGTTGAATCTTGGGCGCTGGAGTCGGGCAGTATCACCACGCAGCCGACTGAGACCAAGAACAATCAGGACGGCAACGCCATGGTTGAATATGTCTTGCGCTTCCGTGAATCCAAGCGCAATCTGTAAGGGGTAGGGAATGAACGAACAACAGAAAGCGCTGGAGCAGATCAAGGCCGTCTATGATGACGGCTTTGCTGAGATCAACGGACGTGAGTATCACTTCCTCAAGATGCGTCATGAACAGCGGCGTAAGGTGTTTGCCTTCTACACTGCAGTGGCGCATGAGGTGCAGAGCGGTAGCTTTGCATTCATGGATACACCGAAGTTCGCTGAGATTGAAAAGGTGATGTTCAACAGCATCACGTTTGACGGATCGTTGATCAGCAAGCTGCCGGAACACTGGGAGGAGTACGCAGAGGACTATGTCACACTGGTGGCAACAGCACTTGGGGTGATGAGTTTCCCTTTTTTGCGAGGCCGTCTTACCGACTCAACATCCCAGGCAGATCAAAGCCGCCTGAGTACATCCAAAAAACCAATGTGAGTGAAGAGATGTTCACGTACCTGGCGCTGTCAAAGGCCGGGTATGGAACACTCGCTGAACTGAGAGAATTGGATACACCGGAGCTGCTGGATATCGTTGAGTTTGAACAGATCAGTGCCGATATCCAGCATTATGAGAGGGTAAAACGGTAATGGCTGTCGTCAACGAAGTCGTCACAAAGTTCAGCTTCACCGGTGATCTGAAGCCTCAGAAAGACTTCAATACCGGACTCACATCGTCTATCAAACTGCTGGCCGGAATGGCAGCAGGTGTCACTGCAGCTGCCGGTGCCATGTTCGCATGGGCTGGCAGTGTCTTTAATACCATCGATCCCATGGTGCAGCTGTCCCGAGAAACAGGGGTAGCGCTGGAATCCATTCAAGAGTTGGGTTATGCCGCATCCGTTAACGGCTCCAGCCTGGACGCCGTGAGTGCTTCCGTGCGTGAAATGACAAAGCGCATTGGTGAGTTTGAGCAATTAGGCAGCGGTCCAGCCAAGGAGGTCGTGGAAAAACTCGGTATTAGCTTCCGTAATGCTAATGGTGAGATCAAGGCTGCCGATGAGGTCATGATGGATCTCACTCAATCAATGCAGGGCATGAGTGAAGCCGAGCGAATGAATATATTGAATCGGTTGGGCATTGATAAATCCATGATTCAGCTGCTGTCACTCACCGGTGATGAGATCGGCAGTCTGCGTGAGCGAGCGCAGCGGCTGGGGGTGGTCACCAAAGAGCAGGGCGATGCGGTCGCAGCGTACAACGATTCACTGACCACTCTGCGCTTTGGCATGCAGGGTGTGCAGAACATGGTGGCCGTGGGCTTCGCGCCAGCAATGACCAGTCTGGTTGACAGCTTCGTTGGTGTGCTTGAGGCCAACCAAGACTGGATTGTCGGGGGTCTGACGTGGCTCGGTGAAGTGATCACGTCCACCATGGGACTGCTGCAGCGCATGTGGCCGGTGTTCGCCGGTATCGCCGCTGGATTCCTTGTCGCCAAGATCGCCGCTGTCGGCTTTGGTACGGTGATGGGCGTCATCCTGTCGCCTGTCGTGTTGATCACCGGTGCCATTGCTGCGGTGATCCTGATCATTGACGATCTCATTGTTGCAATGAAGGGTGGTGAGTCCGTCATTGTTGATTTCTTCCAGTCGTTCTTCGGTATTGACATTGTTCCGGCGCTGCAGGCGGTAGTGGATGCGGTGTCGTGGCTGATCGGTAAAATCATTGATCTGTTCTCCCCTTTGGTTGACGCGATCGGGTCAGTGTTCAAGGCCATTGCTGCGGTGTTCACCGGGGATTTTGAAGGTGCACTCGGACATCTGTCCGATGCGTTCAGCTCATGGATTGAGTTTGTCAAGGGTCTGTTCTCTGCCCTGCTGGACGGTATCAAGGGTATGTGGGGCAGTGTGCTAAACTACATCAAGAACTTGGCAATGGATTTGCTGCCAGATTGGGCCATCAAGCTATTGGGTGGCGCTGCTGACATTGCGAGCACTGCTGTGGGTGCTGTATCCGATACAGCCAGTGCGGTCGGTGGTGCAGTGTCAGGCGCAGCCAGTGCGGTCGGTGGCTATGCAACCGAAGCAGCAGGTGTCGTTGCTGACAAGGCCAGTGCGGCATGGGACTGGGCAACCGGTTGGATGGGACGCGATGAAGCGGCCAGCATGAACACCACTCAGGTCACCGATAACAGTCGCGTGGAGCAGCAGGTGCAGGTTAACATCAGCACCAATGACCCACAGCGAGCAGGCGCAGCTGTGACTGACTCACTACAGCGTCAGATGCAGGACGCTCGCACTATGAGCAACAAGGGTGGACTATGATCAGGGATTTCATTTCAGGCCGGGCACAGTCGCTTAGCGGCGGTACTCAGGAGACTGAGATCGGCATCGGTGGGTTCTACCTGTTTGCACGGGTGTCAGACAGCACTCGTTATCTGGCACAGGTGCCCACCAACGTGCTTGAGGATGGTTCAGTTGCGACTGATCACATTATCAACGACCCACTGGAGTTGACGATCTCCGGTGAAGTATCGGACGTGCATGTTCGGTCGCGCCCGATTGAGTTCCTGCCGCCAGCTATCGAAAACACTGTGGGTAGCATTTCCGCCTTCCTGCCGAACCGGACGCAGGCTCAACTGAGTCAGATTCGCGCCATCGGTCAGAGTATCAATGATCGGATCAACCAGGTGGATTCGCTGATCTCAATCGGCAGGAACGCCTTCAATGCATTCAGCCCCACCACACAGCCAAAGGCGCTACGTGAGCAGTTTGTCGATTTCATCGAGTCGGTGTACTACGGCAAGCAGTTGATCAGCATTGAGATGCCGTATCGCGTCCATGAGAGTATGGCGATTACATCGGTGTCGATTGAGCGTGATAATCAGCTGGAGACTCTGCGCTTTGAGATCAGCGCGCAGAAAGTGGAGCTGGTGGAGCTGGTATACACTGACATTGGGCAGTTCTACAAGGCACCCGCGCCAGCAGTGGCCGGAAAGACTCAGGGAGCCTCTGACAAGGGTGCTCAGGACATGAATGAACAGTCAGCCGGTCGAAAGGAAAAGTCACTGGCATCGGCGTTATTGGGGCGTTAAATGGCACTGCAAATTCTGAACATCACCGATGAGCCACACCAGCGTCACACTATCCTGACCGATGACGGTGAGATCACACTGACGCTGCGTTTCCTTCCGGTAGTACAGGTCTGGTACATGGACGTTGAGTACAACGGTGTAGAAGCCCGTGGCATCAAGCTCAGTGCTGCAGTGTCGCATGTGCGCGGTTTCAACTTCCCCTTTGACTTCGTGATTTCATTGACAGATGGATCGGGCATTGACCCTTTCAGGACTGATGACTTTGTAACAGGTCGCTGTGAGCTGTACTTCGTGACCCGTGAGGAGATGTTCACCGTGCGTGGTATCGAGGTGCCGGCATGAGGTTCCTGCGTGATTACGAGCTGACA